CTTTCCGAGTGACTTAGAAATCCACAGTACTTTTCCTGTTTCTTTGTCCCATATTTCATATATCAGCGCCTCATATACTCCGTCATCAGACTTGTATGACTGTTTTAAATCTTCAGGCTTAGTATCAAGTGGAATCTTATAGCCTAATTCTTCGCCAAAACGCTCACAAAGAGCAGGTCTAGACATATAAACTCTACGCCATACTGCGGTGACTTCTTCCCATGTGCGAGCAATCGTATGCCCAAAATCTTTCCAATGGACATAATCTACAGGGCAGCACTCATATTCAATTCGTTCTGGGTTCTCATTAACCATGCCTTCCATTGTTTCGGCTTCGTCTGAATCTTCAGTAACGCTAAATCCATCTTCAAGTGTATCAACGGACTCATCTGCTTCACCTACAATGTGCGGTTCATAACGAACCCAGCTAACACCACGACCACCCAATAAGCGGTCTAATACTGCGTTATTCATAGCTGACTTATAGTCGCCATAGTGTTCAATTTCAAACTCTAAGGCACGCTCAAGCATCATTGAAGCAACTCTGCCGATTGGGTCATTGTCCCTAAATCTACGGCTTACATCAGGTCTTGGAAGTCTAGCAAAGATAGCTGGCTGAATAGTTTGGACATTTGACCAAAGGATATTAAAACGAGCATTAGGATTGCGGTCATAACGGCTGTCATCCTTATATTTCTTAACTATCCTATCAACTCTAGCTTCCCAACGCTTATAAGAGCGTTCATAGCCCATAATGGTTTTGTACCAATCTTCATAAGTGTGATTGACTGTAGCTTTATCGTTTGCCATAAGTTGCCCTAATGTTGAAATATTTGGCGAAATGTTTGTTTATTTTACTCTTTTATCTAAATTCTGTTGTCTGTTTTAACCTTAGTATCTTTCCAAAGCTCATTCAGACTAACTTTGGTTTCTCCTACAAACACGCCTTTCATTTCTTCTATTGGTGGTGGAGGTGGACTTGCCATCTGCATAATCTGACAACCATAAGAAAATCCATCACCATCATGTGATGCCCAATCATGCAAAGGACTTGAACCAAAGGTCTTGGTTACATCGTTATAAGCATAGCTCCACGCCCTAAGTCCATCTAAGCCTATTTTGCAATTAGTTTCATTAAACCTGACTCTAGGTAATACCACCCTGGCAGCGTTTATCCTATCTGCGATGCTAGTCATTGGGGTAATGTCTACTTTCTTTTGCCCAAATGCTTTTAGGAATATCTCAATAGCTGATTCTTTGGCAGAAAATGTTTTAGTCCTAGCATCATGCGGTAGCCATATCACTCCTAAAGCATCCCTATTGCCAGCTAATTTGTACTTAGACAATCGTTTATTAAGCCTTTCGCACCATTCTTCAGCATCAATACCAAAGCCTGAATCATAGTCAATAATGTTATAGCCACCAACAACAGGTTGCCAGAACCACCAAGTAGCTGTGTCTCTACGCCCTAAGTCGGCACTTATCTGTATTGGTTGCCCATTTGGGTCAAATACAACTTCATCATTAATCAAGCCTTTACGCTCAGAAATAGTAATTTGCCTAGCTAATATAGCCCCTAAATTGGCAGCATCAAATGAACATAGGTACTCTTGTTCAAATTTAGACCTGCCGTAATCTTCGCCAAAGTCTGCAATGTAATTCTGTAGTTCAAGCTCTAATTGCGCTCTTGTAAACACCCCTGTTTGCGTAGCATCCAATACTTGTGCAAAGGCTTCAGGGTTCTTTTTGGCGGCTTCTAGCGTGGTATAAGCATGGTTTCTACCCCTTGGCGTGGTGTTAAATATCTGCCAACCACCATTTTCCATAAGAATAGGTCTAAGGTATGCCCTAGTTGCTGGGTTAGATAAAGCCCATTCAGAATAAACAATACCTGCTGGTGGTGAACCAACGAGCTTTGAAGGGTCATCAGAGCCTACTGCTTGAAAGGATGAACCATTCTTAAAGATTATCTTCATCTCATCGTTACGAGTGGTTTGGCGTAGCTCTACAGGAAAAGCCTCATCTATACGCTTTTTGCCTGTATGTGGATTAATGGCATCCCAAATGGCTTTACGAGCTTGTGAGTACTCAGGAAGCATATACCAGTATTGAGCCACCCTAGTAAATGCTGAAACTGCACAGAAATGCAATCCAACCTCATCTTTACCACTACGCCTATGCCAAACCAGTTCACAATGTTTGCCACCATTTTGCATATATCGCCATGCAGGTAACTGGTATTCTCTAGGAATCCAATTATTAGGCAATCTAATGTTGCTCAAAACTGTACGAGGCTTACGCTTATTGGTTGGTCTTTATCGCCTACAAGCTCACTTCTAGCTAGTTTAGGCATTGTGTATTCAAGAGCCTTGAAATAAAGGTCTAAGCGTTTAGCAGGGTCATCAATGGAATTAAGCCACTCATCGAGCTTATCAACATTAGCAGAGGTAAAGGCAGCAATGGCAGCTTTAACCTCGCCTGTAGCCCTATTAGGCACTCCTGGCTTACGCCCAGCACCTTCTCTTTTGCCACCAATTCCAGAATTTGATTGTTTTTCAGCCATACATTCTCAAGTAGTTGATTTGTAAGGGGTTTATTCTAACACTTTGTTTACTTGTTGTTCAATCAATTCTTTGCGTGTAAATGGCTTACTATTTTCTTCTAATATCTTTACCTGTGACGGGTCAAATACTACAAAATTGCTTGTTTGGTTTTTGTCAAAGTATTTTTGTGCATCTTTTAAATTGTCAAATTGTTTTGATTCTTTACCACCACCAGGCCATTTACCAACTACATATTTGCCACTTGTGCTTTCTTCAGGCGTAAGCATACGCCAACCTCTACTACCTTCATCTTGATATTTTATTCCTGTAATTCCTTGATTTAATAACCATTTTGATGCGTCAGCTTCTGGTGTTTTTGACCCATTCCTACGCAATTCAAAAACTATTTCTTTATATAAGTGTTCTCCTGATGTGCCTGTAGCACCATTGCCAAACTGCTCTAATGTGGCGGCAGAAATACGCTTACGCAAATCTTCAGGTACTTTTTCATCCCAATTAAGCATATTTGGTATGTCTTTGTCAGGTATATCTACTTTATATAAATTACCTTTTTCTGTAGCTTGAATAGCTAAATTTATATCTTTATCTGTAGCTGATTTATAAGCCTTTTTCATTTCAATAGGAATTGCGTTTAATGGAGTGCCTACTTCTCTAAAAGACTCAACAGCATGAATAAAGGCTGGGTCTGAAGGCATTTCTCCTAATTCTGTTCTTCCAGACAATGCTTTTCTGTATGTTTCTCCAGTTTCTTTAGCTTGACCAAAATACATACCATGTCCGTAGGATTGATTACCTTCGCCAGTTCCTACTTTATTGATATCAAATGCACCTTTAATTTGATGTGGAGTGCCATGCCATGCAGTTAAAGCCGCCACATTAGGTACTTCACCCATAAACCTATTAAAAGCGTCTTGGTCAGCTATTTGTATACCTTGGGGTGTCATTTGCAATGCAGCATCTATATCTTGGCGTTGTTTTGCAAGGTTTTGCATTGTTTTCTGCGGCAAACTTTTAATATGTTCTGACAATACTTTAGTCATTGGCGAGTCTATAGGCGTAGGTGTGGCTAGTGTCCCATTTTGGGAATAACCTGTTTGACGCAGTATTTCAGCCAGCGTAGGCATAGCTTACCCTACAATATCTGGGTCATGGTACTTGTTCATAGCCTTTGACAATGCTTCTTTACGCTTCATTCTTTCATTAGCTTTCTTATTCAGAATACCGCTATCGTCTAACTCTAATGGAGGATTGTGTTCCTGGCGTTTCTTTTGTTGTTTCTCTAGCGTAGACTCTTTATGGGGTCTAAGCATTGCGTTTTCTGGCGGATAGCTTCTTGTCATGTGTTTCATTACATATCCTTCATTTTGTCAGTAATGACTTCTTTTCTTGTTTTGGCGGCATCTTTAAAGTCTTTAGCACTTGGCGCACCTTTACTACCAGCTTTACGCATCTTTTCGCCAGAGCCATGCTTAATACGCTCTTGCTTTGCGTGGATATTGGCGTACAAACCAGGTTTCATTTGGTTTCTATGTACTTAGCGTAAGCATCTTCTAACTTAGCTTTGCGCTTACCTTTAGCATGGGTACGCTCTTCGGTCAATGCAATAGCCAATGCTTGTTTTTTAGGCTTTCCTGCGGCTACTTCAGTCTTGTAGTTTTTGCCGACTGATTGAGCCGAGCCTGATTTGTCCATTGGCATAATGCTTCCTTACTTGAGGTATTTGAGTTTGTAGATGGTAGAGTCAATGAGTTGTTGTATTTCGGCAACAATATTAACTAATTCTTGTTTTTGCGGCAAATCTGAATTAGCTTCATTTACAAAATTCTTCAATGATTCTAAGTACTTG